CATCAATCTTTTTAATTTCTTCTATCAATTCGTATGCATTTAACAATGAAGTCAATTGATTTTCTTTAATTACGCCAACACAAGATTTTGTTGAAAACTGACTAATAACTTCATTTATTTTAATTTTAACCACTTCAGAGGTAACATTCTTCACTTGATCTTTTAATACTCCACTTATTCTCTTGTACTCTTCGTTGACGTATTTTGTAAATTTACTGGAGTTGGAAACATTAGTAATATATTCTTTTAGAAGTTTCTTTTGATCTGGCAAAAGATTGTTGTATTTGGTATTAAAGTTTTCAATCAAGAATTTATAGGCCAACAATCTAACTTCGGCACTTTGATTTCCATAAACATCCATCATTTCTTGTTCTGACTTCTTTTCTTTTGTTAAACTCTCAACAATATATTCTCTTGATTCTAACAATTCAGATACATCAAACTTGACTTCACTTTTATCTTGATCTTCAAATAATTTGTATATAGAGGCGTATAACTTATAATTTGGAATTTTATTTTTCAAAAATTCGTCTATATTATACTTCTCTTTTATTTCTTTAATTATGTTGTACTTTTGCTTGTTCAATTCACGTTCATCTAGTTTGGAACGTGTTTGCAAAACAACATTCAAAAGACGTTCAGCGGAAGAAGCATCTTTGCTTTTTTGTTGTAGGATGAAATTGTAAAGTTGCACTTCTTTTCCTAGTTCTTTGCTTTCGTGAAAATACTTGAACATCAGATTTTTGGTAAATGATTCATCTCTCCCCGCTAGAATGTCGGCTGTTATTTGTCTAGTGAGTAGTTCAAACAATATTCCAGCATTCTTGAATTTCGAATGTTTTGCTTTCTTGTGCATATTATTTATTATTATTTATAAATATAATCAATGTGGTTAAATATGTAGGAATTATACTATTCTTTTATATTTTGTTCATCCATAAAAGATTTTTTACTTCCCTCTCGTAATATTTCTTTTTCTTGGTCTAAAGTTTTTAGTACATCGGTCAATCCTTTAATAGATTCTAGTGATAGCGGAGACTTGTTTTTATACTTGTGCGTCACAGACAAATCACTACGTCTATTGTTTTCTAATGTACCCAATGGATCTTCGCCAAATCGATAATCACGTGCATCTTTTCTACCAGTTTGATCACGTTCTGCTAATTTTGGGGGTGTTGATTTTTCCCCACCAGTTTCACCACCTTTTGGTTCGCCTCCACCTGGCGGTTCTCCGCCTGGCTCACCGCCAGCTGGCTCGGCGCCGCCTGGTTCACCACCTGGCCCACCACCGGATCCACCGGCTCCTTCTTTATCGTCCTTGTTTAAGAATGATAATGCTGGATCATTGCCTTCTTCTTCGATTTGTTTAAATCTATATGTACCTTTAGCATCATCGATAAGTTGTTTTTGCAACTCAATCATATCTTGATCTGATAAACCAAAAATATTTTCATAGATCCACTTCTTAGAAAATACTTTTTGTTCTTGCATATCTTTGGAGAGCTCGACTTTGCTTTTATATACGTCGATCTTTTCTTTTTCAAAGATAGTAGATGGATTGGTCAATTCCAATGTAAAATCGACCAACGATTCATCTCTATATCCTTGTGAATATAAATGAATAACCGCAATCTTATTTAACTCACTTACAATAATACGTTGAATACGTTGAACAGTTCTAGCAAAACGTATATCTTCAGCTGCCAATGTAGCTTTACCGCTTAAACTTTCATCATAACCTAAAAATGCTTTGGGAATCTTAAGCGCTGCCATCATTTTGTTACGAAGATATTCAATATCATCAGTACCTGTCCATTCTAAACCAGATAAGTTTTCGATACTTGTACCACTATCACTACCACGAACTGGCAAGAAAAAGTCTTCTACCATGTTCTGCAAATTGAATCTTAAATTGTAGTCGCCTGTTTGTTGATCCAAATATGGTACTTTTTTCATTTGATCCATAATGCGTTGCATATGGTTATCAACTTCATTTGGAGGAATATTACCGATGTCAACCTTGAAAATACGTTTTTCAGGAGCACGCATAATACGATGAATTAACATTGCGTCTTCCATCAAACTCAATTGTTTCCATACGCGACGAGCACCTTCTAAAGAACTTTTTCCGTATGGCAAAAAGTTACTATCACTCAACAAACGAAAATGTGCAATTTGATAATTTTCCAGATCTTCTAGTTTATTACCATATGGAAGGTTGACTTGGAACTTAACAAAATTCTTATTTGATAAATGTGCGTTTTCTACACGGGTTACATAATAAGTGCTCAATGGTTCTACCAAATAAACACCATATTCAGGGCTAATATGTAAACGTAAATAAAAATCTCCGTATTTGACCATACAACGAGTCCAACTCCAAAGATTGAATTCGATGTTTAAAATGTCATAAAACAAATTGTGTAGAATTTGCTTGATTTCATCGTTGGATGATTTGATATGAATTACTTCACCCATTTCATTTCTAGTTGTACATTCATCTGCATAGATATCCAATGCAGATGCTAGAATTGGATCCATATCCATTGTATCATAATCACGAAATAGTTCTACACGACTACTTTGATATGATAAATTGAAATCTCTTGTGTATTGATTATATGAAGTGGTGCGTAATCTATTAAAACGATCTCTTAAACTATTACGATCTGTAGCATACTGAATTTCGTCAGTATCAATTACTTTTAATTTTTTACCACCGATATTACGAACAATTACATCATTTGAAAACAAACGTTTCAAACGTGCAAATAATGAACGATTGCGTAATTCTTGAAAAGATTTATCTGCCATATTATTCTAGTATATAAGTATTTACAACAACCAAGTTAAACTTTCTTTTTTGTCATTTACAGTAAATTCCATCGTCTTTTGATGATCAGGTACAGTGCTTACTTGTTTTGGCACTGTTATTTGACTTGTTACTTTTGATATTTTAGAAACCATTGCTTTATTATAAGCTATTTGTTCGTTTCTAAGTTTTAAAGCTGTTTCACGAATCCACAATCCAATGCCTAGCGACATAACTAAATCATCATTATATCCCTTCATAGCCTCAGCTTTAGCTCCATTCCATATAAACACATTCAATTCCTCATAAAGTCTTTTAGACTTGATTATAACACCTTTTTCTCTAAAAAAGTTTTCTAGTTTACTAATAATTAATGGTCTATTTTTACTAGTGGTTGTAAATCCGGCCACTAATTTTTTGTCCGCCGAATTTAATTTATTAGTATATGTTTTTTCCACATCTATAACAGTTAAATCAGCTGCACTATAAAATGTATTTTGATAATCTCTATCTATAATTTGTTGAAGTGTAGCCCAACCCACGTTATTGTTTTCCACGACTAATAACGCATTATTATATTCAGTTGCAACACTTACCAACAAGTTTCCATAATCCTTGGTAGTTAATTGTCCTTTATATTCCGCAACTTGTTCCAATGTTTCTATGTCAAAGATATGAAATGCGCTATAATCTGCTCCATCTCCTCTCGCACAGTCGGCCGTTAATATGTAATTTTTACTATAATTTGGATAATCCCATATCCAAAAATCTTGATTATTACCACGTTTTTCAATTGGATCTTTAATATAAGTTTGTTTATAAAACTCTAAAATATCAACACTCACAACTTGATTACCAGATGTACTAAAATCACAATCACATTCTTGTGCTGCACCTTTTACACCTGACAATTCTGTTTGTTTATCTCTCCAAGCTTGATCTCTTTCTGGATGTAGATACCATGGTAATCGTATTGTTTTAAAGTTGTTCTTACCTTCTTCAGCTTCTACCCACGTTTTATGGAAGAAATTACCAACACCATTTGGTGTACTTAATATAATAGCTCTACCACCAGTAGACAGTGTATATTGTGATGACAACCAAATTTCTTCAATACCGTCGATAAATGCAGCTTCGTCAATGATTAGTAAAGATAGTGCGGATGATCGACCAGCGGTACCAGCAGATGATACTGCTTTGATTTGCGATCCATTTTTTAGACGCAATGAAAGACGATTGTCTTCTACACAGGGAACTTTTAACCAAGATGGCAAGTTATCATTAGCAAATCTAACTTTGGTAACGATTTCTTTTGCGGTTTCTTGAGTAATACTAATACAAAGAATATTCTTATCGTTATGGAATGTCATTAACCACAAACTATAAGCTGCTGTAAGAGTACTAATACCCATCTGACGACTTTTTAATACAATATTAAGACTATTATCTACGAAGTCTGATAGAGTTGTCTCTTGAAAAGGAAACAATTCAAAGTTACAAGTACCACGAATAGGATGTTGGATCTTAACATACTTTTTCATAAAGTATATTGGATCCTCAATACACTTCTTATACTCTTGCTTTATTATTTCTCTTAGATTTGGCTGACTCATATTTCTCTTCGTATTCTTTTATTTTGACATTGAGTTCGTCTAAACGTTTATCGATGACATCTATATCTTTTATTAGATCTTCCAATATTTTGTTGTAATCTATGTTTCCGTCCCACTTTTCAAATGATCCGTCTTCCTCCAAGAACTCAACGGGTTTATCTTTATTTTCCTCGCAAAACTTTTTACTTTCTTCAAACTTTTTCTTATAGTCTTCCAATATACCACGCTCATTTTTAAGATCTTGTAGTTCATTATAAACTTCAAACATCCCCATTAATTTCAACTCAGTCTGAAAATTCGTAAAACAATCATAACAATATCCTGTTTTTGGCCAAACCCTATCATCCAAATAATTACCCCATCGAACATCCATATTACAACATTTACAACGTTGTTCGTTGATAATGGTAGCACGTTTTGAAACTCTACGTTTACTTCCATTTTTCCAAACCCATTTTCTACCTTGACTGTCCTCCCATTCGTCACCTTCTTTGCGTTTATTGTTTTCCAAATTGGCATCATAGCCAACTTGTACGAATGGACGTTCGCCCGATAAGTAATCTTTTACAATTGATAAATTGCTTTTACCTGATGCTTTCTTCATAACAAATACGTATTTAATTTATTTCTTAAACTTACTGTCGAGACCTTTTATAATAAAACTTCCTGTAATTTTAAATGGATCACTGTAAATCTTTGTATCTCTCACAACTATACCTTCGTGTTTTTCTAAATCGCCAATTTCACTGGTAGCATTTTTTAATATTTCATCTCCCAATTTAATTGTGGTTAAATAAACAATGGTATCAGTAATTATTTTGTTTAAATCTATATTAGGCAAATCTTGACTAATATTTTTACTATCAACCGATTTTAAAAATTGTTCACGCGTAATTAGTGGCCTTTCAAACTTTAATCCGTTTAACCAGTTTTCCAAAGACTTAGTTACAGCTTTACCTGTGGGATACAATGTAACTGATTGCTTCAAAACACTTTCTAGGTTTGGTTCTGATTTGAAAGTAGTATCAACACTACCCAATACTTTAAAACCATGCTTTACAGCGATCTTATTTAATTTATTAATATAAGACTGCATTGCAGCTTTATCATATGGAATTTCAGTAGCTACTCTTGATTTAATACTGCCATCTTTACCAAATGTTTTTGGTTTGATTTCTTTTAATCCGTGAATAGCTAGAAAGTTGCCAATTTCACTATATCCCAAAACATTTGTTTGTCCTTCTACATATTCAATATTAAACAATATGTTAGGATTATTCAACAGTCCCAATTTATTCAGTTCAGTCTTTGTAGTGGGAATAGCTTCATCAAAAATATTGATAACCTTGCTGCCAATAGTAATGAATCCGTGACCTGGCTCAAATCTGGTAGCCAAGTCTTCTGGTCTCATTCCTTTAATATCAAGTGGCTTTGCACTACCACGATCCATTACAAATTGTCCGTTCGCAAGTCGAATACTGGCATTTACGCCGTCAATTTTAACACTACCACCACCTCGTTTGAGTGATTCAATTAACTTTACAAATACATCAACTAATTTATCGCCTGTATTCACAAAATCAAATGGATGTGCCATATGACCTCCGGCACCACCTTCTTGTATTACTTCATTTAAAATGTTATTTAGTCTTATCATATGGTTTTAAAAATGTTTTATCAAATACAGTAATTGCTTTTTTGTAAGAACTCTTAGTTTCGTCTAAACTATTATCAGTAAATTGCCAATTCCAAAATAATTGGTCTGGTGTTTTGAATCCAAAAAACTGAAGTACTTCTTTTTGTGTTTGTGTAACATCTTTGCCATTCCAATTTTGTCCAGTTGCAATGAATCCTGAATCTATATCTTTTACTATATTGCTTTCACCCAAAGTAGAATGTCGGTTCTCAATCCAAGTCAATCTTTCAATTAATTTCTGATAAAAACCATTAGCTTGTCCCCATCTTACACTAGCAAAAAATAAAACAACATCGCTTTCAAATAATTCTTTACTTATTTTCCACAATTCATCGCTTTTATTATTTATACTAGCCCAACAACGATGTTCTCCTGTTGGGTTTTTTTCTTTATCTTTTAAAGATGAATCTTTTGTACCACAATGATTTCCCCATTTTGACGATACATTGCCCTCACACGGAACTATATTTAATTTGGTTGTATCAATCAAAGTTACTTTTTCTTTGCCTAATAATTCTTGTATTTTAAATGCAAGTTGTGTACTTTTAGCAATATCGTCTTTGTGACCACTCCATCTATTACTGGTTGTAAGCAATAGTACTTTGTTCTTGGTACGTAAATAGTCTATTGTCTTTTTGTATTTACGAGCATAAAGATCCATATCTTGCTCGCTTTGAGGAAGTTTGGCTTCTAATAATAAATCGTTTAAACTGATCATTTTGATAATTGGTCTAAAATTATTTGTTTGTTTTTTTAACGCAGTTGGGATATTTTTTACCAAACAATGTTTTCATACCTTTTTGCGTATATCCCTTCCAACATTTCTCTTCTATATTATTTTCAACCACTCCATATCCAGAACCATATGGAGATGATTTACCAGATTCTGGATTGGATGTTTCTTTATTTAATTTTATTGTTTTTGCTTTTGAGGCCTCTTTACGTTGTATAGCATAGTCTAAAGCACTTTTCAATCTGCTTTTAACATTTGGATCTTTAGCATTTTGATAAGCTGCTCTAACTCTCTGATGTATAAGATTTATAATTTGAGATTGTCTTTTGTGACTTTTTGATTTAAAACTACTACTAGCTAGTGTATCTTTAATGTCTTGTGATGTTCTAAATTTTACTCTAACCGTATCTTTCGGATTTTCATCTGTATACAATCTTCTACCAGATCCTTTTGGTTTTTTACCAGTTCCAACTTTTGGATCAGACTCAGATAAAACTTCATTTAAAATGTTGTTTAAACTAATCATTTTGCTAAATCTTCTAATTTTTGTTGCATAGTCATACCACGTATAACCTCAGGCGTACCACCACTATCTCTATTAAAATAACGCTTATAATTACTTAATGCTACATCCAATTTAGCTTTATCAATAGTCCCTTCAGATAACATTTTTTTTACCATTTCCAAATTATTAACCACTAATACATTGGTATCAGTGATAACTCTGTCAATTAACTCTAAAAGAGATGGATCTACGGCGTTTTTAACTTGTGGGTTAGTTAAATCTTCAACAATTCGTGTTAATAGTATCATAATATATAAATAGTAATTATTTTCGATTCCAGATAAATTTCATATGTCCACAATCCCAAATTCTATCATATCCATTAATCTGCATATTTTGCCATTCACTCAAATTAATATCAAATTTTTCAAGTTTTTCTTTTAATTTATGTTTTTGAAAATGATTTCTTTCAATTGGTACACCTTTGTTTTTGTGAAAATAATGATAACCAGGTAAAGTGTCATCTACAAATGACATACCAATTTGTTTATATAAATTACCTGTAAATAATCTTTTATCACTATATGTTACAATAGAATTTACATCATAATTTTTTATAAAATGATTGAATAATTTAGAAGCACCTCCTATTACATTTGTATTTAATATATTACAATACCTAGATAACTCATATTGATATTTTTTGTCATATCTAGATTTAACAAATGTCATCAGTGATACCAAAACATTATTATGATATAATCCTAATCTTATAGATGATGTATCATTTCCCTGTATATGGTTATCATTCAAAAATGCAGATTTTTCATCATTAATCACTGGTTTTATTTCACATTTACGTGCAAATATTCTTTTGGACTTACCAATTTTACTTAATAAAATGCTTTTTATTATATCTTGTTTACATCTCCATTCCCAATCCCATATATGCATCAATTGAATATTTTTATCAAGTGACAACTTAGTTTTATGTAAATGATAATGTTTATTTTTACCACCAGCAAGTTCACTGTGCCAATATATACCATCACATTCTATGCCTAAATTCAAATGTGATACTAAAATATCAATTTCATCCCCGTCTAATATATTTCTATCGTGTTGTTTAGTCACAACTCCGTATGAATGTAAAAAATTTAATATTTCAGACTCAATGGTAGATTTAAACCTATTATGTGGATTACAGATTAAACATCTGGGTATATTACCAGAATATAAATTATCTTTAAATTCATTGTTACACACACAACATTTAAATTTGTATAAATTATTATATTCTGCGCCTATATATTCATCTTTATCAAATAGTGGAACAACCACACCTTTTAATCTGTTTCCTTCAAAAATATTATTTAAAGATTCTTGAATTTTTTGAAGTCGTCTGTTTTCTTTGATATATGATAATTGAGATACATTATCAATATTATTATTTTCTAAATATTGTTTATACTTTTCAGATTTAAATCCAATTTCTCCAGCATTAGCTCTTTCTTTTGTTTTTTTAAGCGTATTTGGAGATACATTCATACCATATTTTTCATTGTTGGTTTGAATCATTTTTTCTCTGTTGTTAAAATTTTCATATCCGTATTTTTTTAATTTAGTTTTTTTTCCTTTCTCTAAATTATTATAGTTTTCATTGCCATATCTTTCTTTTAAAGTTTCTTTCATTTTGGAAATCATATTATCATATGCACCATTTTCTCTTTTTTGTTTTATTTTTTCTTTAACACTAGGCAATTGTGATGGATGATAAACACCATATTTTTTAAAAAATGATTCTCTAATTTTTTTACCTCGTTCAGTCATAAACAATACTCCTTATCTAATAGATAAATATTACACTAAACGTCAAAAAGTCAAAAAAAGAAAACCTCACTTAGAAATAAGTGAGGTTTTGTGAATTATTTAATTATTAGACTCCCCCAGGGAAAACTGCTCCTGTAGGCAAGATGTTGAAGTCAAGTATTATGAATTCAGCAGTACGGGTTGGTTGGATATAGATTTGACCATATAGAATATTTCTATCAATTAGGTCAGGAGTATTGTTTTCAGCATCCATCTTAACTTGGAATGCGTAGATACCGTTACGTTGTTGTACTGATTCCAAGTATGGTGTTACGATACTCAAGAA